CCCTCTTGAAAACAAAGTCTACAATGTAGACCAAGATTCTCAACAGATGACTACAGAGTTTCGTTGTGATTCAACATTCTATGATCGTTTTATTATAGAAGCATGGCAAACACAAATATTCACTGCACAAGGTAAAAATGTAGAGGGTAGTGCAGTTCATCCCATCTTCATGTATCCCGATGAATATATGGGTGAAATGGATATCTTTCAATATCGAAGAGATGATAAGTTTGCAATGCATTATAAACTCTACGATGTATTTCCTCTGTCATATGCACCAATGAATTTGAGCATGACAGAAGATTCAATTTTAAAATTTAGTGTGACATGGTCATTTAGAACATTCTCAACTGAGTATGCACAAACACCTGAGTTGTCTGCACTAAATAAGGGAAGACGTTATTTAGATATTGCACTAGATGGTCTTAAAGTAGCTTCTAGGTTTAACAAGAAAGCAGGGTCAATGCTCAATCGATTAGAAAGTTTTGATACTGCACTTGCTAGAGGTTCAAATATAGCACGAGGTTTAGGTCTAGGAGACTAACCTTTTTTAGAGAATGGAGTAAATTATGGGATTACCAATCCAATCAGCACCGAAGTATACTACGGTGCTACCAAGTGATGGACGAGAAGTAGAATTTCGTCCTTTTTTGGTAAAAGAACAAAAGGCACTAGTCCTTGCAAGAGAAGCTAAGGACACTGATCAAAGTTTAGAGTCAATTAAAACCTTGATTAGAGCTGTTACTTTTGATAAGGTCGAACCTAATGACATACCGATGATTGATTTAGAGTGGTTGTTTATTAAGATTCGAAGTGTTTCAGTAGGTGAAACAGTAAACCTTAAACTTGTTTGTGATGTAGAAGACTGTAACGGAACGGGTGATGTAACCGTAGACTTAGAAGAAATCAAAGTCGTAGGTGAGATGCCTGAAGAGGGAACAGTTATGATTAGTGATGCAGTTGGTGTTACCTTAAGTATGATTAAGGTTAAAGACATTAAGGGTATTGATAAATTAAAACAGGATGAACAAATATTTGAAATACTGAAAAGGTCAGTTGTTAAAGTTTTTGATGAAGAAAATGTTTATGATACAAAAGAAATCTCTGAATCAGAGTTAACTGAATTCATAGACAGTCTCACACTCAGTCAACTTCAACTGTTAGGTCAGTTCTTTGATGATGCACCTAAATTGTCTCACACAGTTTCATATAAGTGTAACTTGTGTGGTGAAGAGTCAACTAAAACACTTGAGGGTTTACAAAGTTTTTTTTAATAGCTCTTTCTCATGAGAGTGTGTTTAACTACTATAACACAAACTTTCAGTTAATGCAACACCACAAGTATTCATTAACTGAACTAGACGAGATGATACCATGGGAAAGAGAGATTTACATAAATCTTCTCCTACAGTATCTAGAAGAAGAAAAGGAGAGGCAGAAGGCAAGAGAAGCTAAAGCCAAAACTAGAAGATAATCTTTATTATGTGTAAGTGAGTCAATTTATTGAGGACACATAATGACAGATAATACAGACAATAGGAACGAAGTTAACATCGACCTTGAAAAATACACCGACCTAATGTTAAAGTTAGACGATGCAAATGACAAGATTAAAGAGATGGAAGACTTAACCAAAGACCTTAAGGTTGCAGCTTTAGAAGCAAAACCTAAAGAAAAGTTTACACTTGGTTCTTTGTTTATGGATGATAATCACATCAATGAAAAATCAATCATTGGTTTTATATCATTCTTTATGATGGTGGTATTTGGTATCACTGATTTAATCACAGGTTATATGGGACAAGATTTAGTTATATCAGACACTATCTACACTTCCTTCGTGGTGGTTACTTTAGGTTCATTCGGTATTGCAGAAGCTGGAAAGGCATTCGGAAAACAATAGGAAATAGTCAATGGCTGACGACATTAAAAAAACAACGGATGAACTCAAGAGTGAGTTATCCAATTTAAAAGATGAAATAGAAAAAGGTAAGAGAGGTCTCAAACCTGTTTTTAAAGATTTGGTTGACTTAGTTAAGGAAAGTAATGCACCCTTAGCTAAATCTATTATTGATGTCCGTGAAGCTAGTAAGAACACTTTTGCAGGAGCTCTGCAATCTAGAAAACTCCTTCAGATTGGAAACCTACTTGGTGAAGTATCTAAAGATGCATCTAAGATGTCTGCTGGGCAAATGAATCAACTCAAAAAGTTCACAGACGAGATTGAAGGATTTGACTTAGATAGATTTATTCAATCACAACAAGCAGTCAATGCTATGAATGATGAAATTCAAGCCATTGATGATTCTTTTGCTGAAAGACTACAAACTCAATTAAAAAATGATACAAAACTTAGAAAACTGGATGATGATATTCAAGAAAGTAATCGGATGCTCAATGAAGTTAAAAAGTCAGGAAATAAAAAAGACATCTATGAGTATGAACAGTTAATCAAAGAACAACAAAAAGAAAGAACAAAATATATCAAAACTGTAAAGTCAGATTTCAAACAATCTTCTGAAAAAGAAAAACAAGCTATCATAGATAAGAACCAAACTGAAATTGAGATTCGTGATGAGTTCAATGATATATTAGAAAAAGGTTTGAAAGAAGTGTCAGAAGACTCAGGACAATTCTTTAGTGATTTTAAAAAGATATTTGGGATTGATCTTGCAGGCCCCTTGGATAATGTTGTAGAATGGACTAATGCATTCGGTAGATTGTTTCTTAAGAATGAAGACCTAGTTGGTGATATCTTCCGTGCATTTGGTAGTTTTAAAGATAGTCTTTCCAATAGTCTCTATAATATGGCTGAAGGTATCGGTAGTGTAATGGGTAAGATATGGGGTGATACCAAAGCAATCATTGCAAGAAACCTAGAAGGAACATGGTTAGGTGATAAACTAACTGCACTTAAAGAGGGTGCAAGTGGTATATTAACAAAAATGGGTGATGGTATAAAGTCCCTTGGTAAGACTGTAGCAAAAGGTGCAGCTAACATGTTAAGAGCAGGTGCAGCATTCCTTGCAGCTTCATTTACTGCATTGATGAGTGGTCTTATGTTCCTTGCACCGTATCTCTTAATCGGTCTTGCAATTGTAGCACTGGTAGGTGCATTAGTCTATGGTGCAATGGTGTTAGAAGAAAAGACTGGTGTGTTTAGTGGTCTATTTGAAACCGTTAAATCCTACTTTACGAATATCATAGAAGCAATTGGTAGTATCTTTGGTGGGTTCTATGACTTCTTTGCAGGTCTATTTACAGGTGACTTTGATAGAATGTTCGGTGGTCTACAGGATATGCTTGGTGGTCTATGGGATTTAATTAAATCACCTTTCACACTAATCGGAGACTTCTTCAAGAATGTATTCGGTGTTGACATTGGTAAAATCCTAGTAGACTTTGCTAAGAAGGTTCTACCTGATTGGGTGTTGAACTGGTTAGGTTGGGGTGGTGGAGAAGACTCTGCACCTGCCATGGAGAATACTGAAGACCCAGCAGAAGCAAGAAGAAGAGAACTTGATGCAGCTGGAGAGAGTGGTCTTTACGATGAAAAAACTTTTGGTAAGTCTACTATTGATTGGACAAAGGCTGGAGACGCATCAACTGCTCAACTACAAGCTATCTTAGAAGATGATGATTTATCTAGAGAAGATAAAGATAAACTTACACAGATGTTAGAACAAAGAAGACAAGAGTCAACACCACCTGATACACTTTCACGAGGAATGACACCTGAGACACCTCTTACACTAGATGAGATTGATAACCTTGATGCTGAAGACCAAATTAGATTAGGTTATGCAGAAATTGACCCCAATAGTATTAGAAGAGACGAAGAAGGAAACATCACTAACTTAGAATACAAAGCAACTGACAAATATGCAGAACAAGCACGTGCAGAAGGTGTTTCTTTTGAAGGGCCAGGATTCAGTGGAACTGCAAGAGGTATGACAGCAGAATCAATTCTAGAAGCTTCAGGTAGAGGACAAGAGATTGGTCAAGCAACTCAAGATGTTGCAGAAGCACAATCAGATGTTAATATGTCAGTGAACAGTGTTCAACAGAACAATAACAATGTAAGTAATAGTTCGACTGTTCTTCCTTCAACAGGAAGAATAAGAAATAATGATTCTAGTGCAAGTCGGGTGTCAGCAGTTCCTGCTTAATCTTATTACGATTATATTTTGTTTTATCAAGATGGACACTGGTCAGTCCGTGTTTAGGAGTTTCCTTACGAACTTTAGTTTCTAGTTTCTTTCCGAAAATAGAATCCCAGTTTGAATCGAATTTATCTTTTGAAACAGAAAGAGGTCTCTGTTTCGAACCTTTGCCATTCATTTTTTTACCTTCTACGATATCCCTTTGCTGACTCTCGTTTTGCTTGAAGTTTTTTCTTTCTAAGCAAGTCTTGATTTTTTTGATTACGAATAGATGCAGGTTTCTCGTAGAATTCTCTACTACGAACTTCTTGAACAATACCAGCTCTTTCACAAGCTTTCTTCCACCTACGTAACATTCTGTCAAATGGTTCAACAAATTTTGTTTTATGGTCTATTCTTGGTGTTACTTTACTCATATATTATATCTTATTAAAAGTTGTGAAGTAGCCCCAGCTGTTACAGCAACCCGCTCTTCACACAGACACCCCGCTTGATGCTGATGTCTTTACCCCTACTGAGCACCCCCTTTTTATCCACGGTCTCAGTCGATGGTGGTTGTCTATATCACGGACACTCATTGTATAACAACCACCCCCCAACTCAAGTAATTAGTCGTTAGCTAATCTCTTGAAGTAGTCCATTGCATCGTCTTCGTCTTCACTAAGAGAAGATTCAACAGATGACACTACTGGTTCTTCTGCAACTGCACTGTTTACATTTGACCAAGGCACTTCGTCTAGGTCTTCTGCAACAGATTCAGCTGTTGAGTTTGATACTCCACCTGAAAGTCCTAAGACTCTATCAAGTTTCTCTTTAAGTTCTTCATAAGTTTTGAACTCACTTGGTGCAACAATCTCTTTTAAAGAATGTGCCTTAGTATATATCTCAGTTAACTTATTTTCGTCCTCAAAAAGTGGAGTAATTGAATCGAACTCTGATTTATCATAGTTCCAGTATCCATCAACCTTTCTGATTTTGATTTTGAAGTTTGCACCTTCTCTCAAGTCAAAAGGATTGATTGCTTGTTCATCTTCGAATGCAGGTGAGATTGCTTCTTTGAGTTGTTCAAAGATTTTCTTCCCAAACTTGTATAAGAAGACTTTACCTTCATTGTCAGGATTTTTAGGGTCTGAAACTACGAAGACATTAGACACATAGTGTAAACGTCTTTTTTGTTTACGTGCCTGTTCTTTGTTTGCCTCAATCCCAGTGTTCCACAACTGAGTGTTGTATTCTGACACAGGGTCTTGTTTATTGAGAGTAGTCAGAGACTTCTCAATATACCATCCACCAGGCCCTTGAAAACCGTGATCCCAGTATGAGACCCATGGCATTTCTTCACCTTCGGGAGTTGGTAGGAAACGAACTACTGCAAACCCGTTACCACTCTTATCGAGTTCAGGTTTCCAATATCTATCGTCATTGTAGGATTTTTTCTCTCCACTGGCTGTGGGAGTTGCTGCTTCCATTGCAGCTCTGAGCTTATCTAATGATGTCATTGTATTCTCCTATTATATTAAGCATCGTATTGCATTGTATTAAGACTACATCTGTAGTCCACCATCTTATTATACACGATTAAGGTCAACTCTACAAGAGGGTTTTTCCTTAAAAGTGCAAATATATTTATATGAAATGTGTTCTTGAGATTTGTTTTTTTATATATAACTCTGTTATCTCTCACAGGGGAAATAATATACATTAAGAACACAACTCGATTAGTTTCTTTTTATACTTCGTGTAGTCATAACTCAAGAAGGTTTTATACTTATTAATCTTCGTATGCACCTCAGGATACACTACCCTTTCCGAAATCAACTGTTCCCAGTCTTTGGTGAAATTAATTATTTCATCCATAATACACAATGTCTGTATACTTATCTTCTTACTTAAATAAGCTTTCAGTAGACGAGGATGTTGTCCGTTGTCTACCTTTAGTAGTGTATCAATCTTAAATTTTCTTATTTGGTCTGAAACTTCAGTTTCAAACATGTAGAACTGTTTTTGTTTTTTGTTCTTCCATTCTTTATACACTTTATCAGCTTCTTCACTGAGTAGGTCACCTACCCATTGGTCTTTAACTGATAGATTTGCAATATAGAAATCTTGTAGTTCTTGTTTGTATGTTTTAAACAGTTTACCGAAGTGATACTTATCTTTTCTCTTTAAGAAAGAATTAATGTCTGCTTTCACTTGACCGTTGTATTTTACAAAGTCATAGTCCTTGGAATAGAAATGTAGTTTTATCCCAAGGTATAGTGTATATGCATCGTATCCTTCTCTACTTGTCATCTACTTAACCAGTGCAATACCAGTTGTAGCTTGTAAGTGTGCATCTACAACCTTCTTAGATGAAGGTGTCACAAACACATACTGATTGAAAATAACATGGGTAGGACTTTCTTCACCTGTAGCTGCAATACCTTTTGCAAACCCCATACTTCCATCCTGTGGATTCTGAAGAATCATTCTAGGATTCTCCATTTCAACACTTGCATTTCCATCATCAGAAATTGCAAGGAGTTTACCAACGTATTCACCACTAATTGTTACTACTGTAACGATGTCACCTTTTTTCATTGTCATAATATATACCTATTCGTAGAAACTTGTAAGAGTTCCTTGTGAGTTTTTACCACGATTCACCATATTCATCTTGGTAGCTTCTGCTTCTAACTTCTCTCGTAGAGGGTTTGTTAAAAGTCTTTTTGCAGATTCAGGTTCTAACATATGTTGTTCACAGACTTTGAGTATTGCACTCATTACATCTGATTTACCACCTACCATAAGTTTCTCAACTTTATCTGAAAATTCTTTTCTACTTATCATATCAAAGGTGCTCCTTCAACTTCACCATAATCAAAATTCTCAATCCAATCTTGCATGACTCTATAGTATGCATAGTATGTTGGACTATGTCCATTCATATCCATACCTTGTCCATCTTCTGAATAAGGTGTTTCTAAGTAGTCAATAAGTGCTTGACATTCGTCTAAGTGAACTTCAGTAAGTTCGTCTTCACTTTCTATTTCAAGATACTCTAACATATTATTATATGCATTATCGTATGCTTCTTGATGAATCCAATCATCACCCTTGTTAATAATTTTACTCCAGTTCCAATCTTGTTTTAGAGTAAACTTTTCTTCGTTATAAAAATCTGCCATTTTATCCCCCTTTTAGAATATTAAGTTGTTCTGATTGATAGCTAGAAATAACGTCCCATACATTATCGTAGTATAATTCCTGTATTACATCATAATCAATTAGGTCATAGAAGTCTTCTTGTTGTTCGAGAAGTTCTGATTTAGTAATTCCTTCTTCTTCTGCAACTGTTTCTAATGCACTGTTGAATTCTTCACTATACTCTTCTGACCATAGTTCAAAGATTTCTTCGTTATCTAATTCAACACCATCGATGCAAGTATCCTTTCCACCGTTGCCATCATCTACTGGTTCAAAAAAGTAGATACCTGCAAAGTTAGGTGCTTCATCTGTATAGTGAATTGTTGCAGTTGCTTCAGGTGACACTTTCAATAATGCACCATGCAATGCTTCCAAGTAGTCCGTAGGTGGACTCCATGCACTTTCACCATACACTGTAAAGCTAGTATCGTAACTATCCGTGTCATCAATTGTTGCCCACTTGGGCCCACATTCACTTAGATTCTGACCTTCAAACTCAGTTTGATGTAGGTCATCCTTTCCCTCAAATACATTTCCGAGGAATTTTTGTCCTTCGTCATTGACATTTTCAAAGTCAAGACTATAGGTTACATGATTTGCCATAATATTATACTCCGTAAAGATTGTAGTATTGTCGTCTTAGTTGTTGTAGTTCATCGACATACTCTATAGGGTCACAAGAGAACAGTTGACAATTCCCATCGGGTAGTGCAACAATAGCTGTGCATTCATCAATAGGATGACCTGTCAACTCTTCCACCATAATTGCATAAGCAGTCATTTGTAGAAAATAACCCTTTGC